TAAAAAGACCACCCGCTCCGCATTTATAAGTATTTTTATTTAGAGCGGCTTTAATTGATTGAAATATTGTTGAATTTAGCATATTATTAGTTTTTGTTTTTTTTTTTTGGTTTTAATATATCAATTGATATATATAAATTATATAGCAGTTCATTCGCTTTTCAATAGTTTTTTTTCTACTATTTGAAGTGCAGTTCGAACGATTGTTTTTAAGTTATTTGATTTAATGAATAATGAGCGAGTAGTGTTATATGTGGTAAAGAAATCGTTAATAATAAAATTAGTTATACTTTTATCATATTTATTGATAATACTATCAATTGCCAATCCTTGAAGTACATAAAAGTTAATTTTGTGATCTTTTAAATGCTGTATTACAACAGGAGTTGAACCATTATAACGAGTTTTATATTCCTCAAGAGTTAAGTTATTAAGTTTACAGAATTTATAGATAAAAGAGCAAACATCTTTACAGTTATTTATTACATCAATATTATCAGGATTCTCAAATTCTTTCTTTTTTTTCCATTCTGTATAACATATAATCGCTTTGCGAGTTGTATAGAATTTAATATCGAAGTATGTTGTATCAGTGAATATTTTATACGGCGCGATAAAGAAATCAGTATAATTAATATTATGATTTGAATTAAAGAAAGACTCTAATTTTTGAAGACATAATAGAGTTGTATCGTCTATTTTAGTAAAATCTTCTCTTAGTTTATATGGCTTATTTTGGCTTTTACGAGAAGCTGTTTGAAAGAAATTGTATATTAGTTTTTGCTTTTCGCTAATCATAGTTTAAGATTTGTATTCACATTCAAGAATCTAGTTACGTATTTACTAACTGAAATTAGGGGGTCATACTTTATAAATAACATAACTAATTCATAATTAGTATCTATACATAATAGCTCCTTTAGGATATTACGCAAGCGTTCTTCTTGTAGAACAATCAAAAAAATGTTCTGTATACTTAATTTTTTATTTTTTATCAAACTACACAAAGTACAAAAAGATAATAAAAGATGTTCTGTTTCATCCTGTATTATACTCTGAGATGGCTGTTCTGCTTGGTTAATAATCAGCATGATATTAATGTAGTTGTAAATTTAAGAAATGTGTCGGTTATTTTACCGCCAGCGGCAGCTTCATGGCCGCCGCCATTACAGAGTTTTTCTGCAATAATATTTAACTTAACATCACTGTCGCGAGATCGTCTAAAAGATACATTTTTTGTATTAGGATTAATTACAATTACAATATCTGTCTTATACTTTTTTAAAGTAAAGTGCGCTACTTCATTAATAGCATGAGTAGCAAAACAACCTATAACAGAATAGTTTTTTATTGTACCTTTAAAGTACTCAGTTGTTTGTAACTGATCTCTTAACTTATTGAAGTATAGCTTGATAGTATTCTTTTCTAGAATTGTAAATGACCGTAAGCCATTAGAGAAATTAGCAATTAGTGATTCAACTCTCGGTTTACGATAAGATCCAAAAATAGCATTCAAACTTAATGAATGTGCGTGATTTAATTTATAACAGTCATAATCATCAATAGCAGCAATTAAATCAATAAACTCTGGTGTAGTGAAAGATTTAGTATCAAGTTTAAATACTTTAGTTAAAATAGATACAGTAGAAGTATCAATCTCAATAATAACCTTAGCTTGCTTGTATCGATCTTTAATATCATAATGCGATTTGTGGTGATCTATAATAACTACATTAGGTTGATCTGCTATGTGTAATATCTCATCGGGAATATGATGATCAGTAATATAGATTTTATGATATTCCTCAATAGTTGAAGACCAACTTGAAAATGCGGATATAAACTCATTATCATTTACCTCTTTAATTTCAATTATACAATCTTTATGAGTTTCATTATATATCTTTTTTAATATCAATGCACTGCCTGCTCCATCAAGATCGTTATCAGTCCATATACAGATTTTCATTAATATTATTTAGCAATTATATATTAATTATCAACGAGCGAAGGCGGATAAAGCATTATATGTATCATCTTCGTCATCAAGGCTAACAAGGTCATCTGCTTGCGTTACAGTGAGGGTAGTATAGTCAATTCGCATTGGCTGAGTATGACCTCTTGTCCCATAACGATTCTTCATCATACCTAAACGAATAACACCTAACTCTTGATCTTCAGGATTTTGAAAGATCGATACGATAACGTCAGCAGTCGCAGCTAAACCGATCGATTCAGAGATAGTCTCCATACCTGGATCTGTTTGACCGAAGGCATTTCTCCCTAACTGAGTAGCAGAGATAATAGGACAGTTAAAGACATAACTTAATGCTCGAATTTGCTCTGTAATATGCTTAATTCTCTCATATGAATTACTCCCTACAGTAGTATGCAATAGATTCAAGTAATCTAATACAATAGCATCTATCTTACAACCCGTATCAGTAATCTTCTTTACGAATGCACTAATTTGATTAGCAGTAATAGTAGCAGGAGGAAATTCCTTAATTAATATAGTACCATTAGTCTTCTGTTTATTTTCTTTAATAGCAGTACGTAAAGCATGCGGATTATTCGCAAGATCTTTAAGAGGTATTTTTGAGATATTAGAACATAAACGCTTAGCATAGAGAAGTTCAGACATCTCTAGAGTAATTAGCAACACGTTCTTATTCTGATTTGCAATGTTAGTAGCTATATTACCAAGAAAGATAGACTTACCAATATTCGTTTCACCTGCAAATACATAAAGCGCTTTACCTTGTTCAAGAAACCCACCGCCAAGAGTTTCATCAAGCCATTCCCACGTAGAAGGTATAGTTCCGTTAACAGTACTTAAGTCTTCAATAATAGCTTCGATATTATTATATAGATCAAGCCCTTTATCAGTTATTAAACTGATATTACATGCCTTTTCAAACTTATCTAATGCTACGGTAGTATCAACATTACCTTTAGCAATATCAGTAGCAATATTAAGCATCGTATGATATACAGCCTTCTCTTTTAAGAATCTCTCTGTATTATAGTATAATTCGTCTTTATTTAGGTTTTTATCTATTTCACTAAATGAATATACGATGTTTTTAAAAGCAGTTTTTAATTCGTCAGTTATTAAGTATGATTTAATTTCTGTAATATTAGGAATTTTCTGTCTCTTAACATAAAACTCTTTAATGATATTAAAGACATCAGCAATATTTGTTGACTTAAAGTATTCCGGATTAACAAAGTCAAGAATAGAGGCTAGGTAACCAGCATCTGTTAGAGATTTATAAATGATGACATTTTCAAAAAAGTCTAAATCCAGTTTAACCATATTTTATTATACCAGTGTTCGTTTAGTCTTTATTTTTTTCAGTATTAGGTTTCCATTTGTTAAGAAACCATTCTTGACCTAAATTAAACTCATTAGTAAATGTTGTAAGTCCAGGTGAATTATGTGTAATTAAAATATCACTTACACCGAGTTTAAATTTTGCTTTATTACATTCTAAGCTGTAGTTTAGATCATAAAAATGAAACTTAGCTGGGCAAGATTCATCAAATCGTATTTTAGTAAACACTTCTTTCTTAATAGATAAAAATACACCATCGAGTAATAATACACGAGCAGGATATTCTCCAAAGCTAGTCATTCGTTTTAAATTAGCATCACCATGTGCTACAGCGCCTCTTAAGTTGTTAAATGTTTCTCTACCACCTCCTAATAAATGCCATAGAGCTGGTGCTTGTAATTTACATTCAGTTGTGCCTGCTACTCCTAAGACATCGTATTGCTTATGTAAATTTATTAAACGATCTTCAAAATCAGCAGATTCAATAATAACATCATCATGACATAATACCAAATAATCGACATTCTCTTGAATAGCGAAATCTATAGCTTTATTATAGACTACAGCTAGTGCATCGGTATTATCCTCTTTGAAGAAGAATGTTGCTTTGCGGTTTTGATATAAAAGTGTATCTTCTTTTTTACCCTTAGTTGCGGAGAATAGGAAGCTGCTCATACGAAAAGGAATGGTGATTTGGTTTTAAATTCTTCAATTGGTTCCCAACCTTCGAAATCTCGAAGCATCATAATTTGACCTTCAGGCAATAGCTCAAAACCTTTACCCTGTATTGTAGAGAAGTCGCATTTATCATTATAATGTAAAATAGAGCCTTGTCTAGCAAGATAAACATCATTTGCATCTGTATCTACTATAGCAAGAGCAAAAGTACCTTCAAGTAACTCCAATACTTGACGTATAATAAGAGGTGCATAAAAATAACCGTCGGTTTGTTCAGTAAAGTGTTGAAGTAATCCTGTTATAATTGATGTATCTACTGTATTGG